TAAAAGAACAACAACTATTACAACTACATCATCGTCTATTTTAACAAAAAACTTTAGATTGTCAATATCATAAAATTGCTAATAATTTGCACAAAACAGCTAAAATATTTTTGAGAATTAAGTTGACGTTTTGTTTTTGAGGTATTAGGATTGTCTGGTATGATGGTAGAAAAATCTAACAAAGACAACGAGCCTAACGAAGCGTTACTCATAATCGAGAAGATCGAAAACGCTTTATCTTCAATCAGCGAAAATGCGCACCTCTTAAAACCGATGACTTTATCCTTGTCCCAACAAGGCATTTTGTCTTATTTCATAGAATCAATTATCGTAATCACAAAAAAAGATGGTTCAATGCACAAATTGAGAAAGGCTTTTGAATAATGCCTAAAGTAAAGCCTAAGGTTGGCAGACCTAAAAGAATATTTACTCCAGACCAAATAGCTGATATTGAGCGGTTGGCTAAACTTAACTTAAATACAGAAACTATTGCGGACGCTTTGGATATACCTGTAAATACTCTAAAAAGTAATTTCAGACGACAATTAACACAAAAAAGGGCACAAGGTAAAGCTGAAATTGCCGAAGCTCAACGTAGTATGTTAAAGCAGCCGGTTATGGCTATATGGTTAGGTAAGCAGCATTTAGGCCAGAGTGATGTTCAGAAGATTGAGGTTGGCTCGATGCTGCCTATTGTAATCCGACATCAACAGGGGCCAGGCTAATGCAAAAGACACTAAAGGCCGAAGAAGATTCGGAACAGGTCACCGGCTGGGAGCCGGAATTTACCTGGCGCCAATGGTTGGCTTGGGAAGAGTTACATAAGCCGGAGGTTGAGGAGTTACTTTATGGTGGTGCCAAGTTTGGGGGTAAGTCGGTATTCGGCTGCTTGTGGATGTACCTTGAATGCTACGAGATAGCTCGTCATTTTTGGCCCGAGAAGGCACCGGCGAAGCCGGTTTGTGTAGGCTGGATGGGTCGCAAAGTGGCCAAACACTTTAAGGAAACGACCCTCGATACTTGGTATCAGGTTATACCGACTAAAAGGTTTATTGCCAAAGACGACCCGCCGAATTTTGTTATCGGCGGTCGGGTTATGATACGAACCGGCGGTCTTGATAGCCGTGAGGATTTAGAGAAATTTCAAGGTGCCGCCTTTGCCCGAGTTTTTATCGACCAGGCAGAGGAAACTAATCGGGAAGACATTGCCGCCCTGCGGACAGCCACAAAATGGCGGTTGCTTATCGGCGGGCAGAAGGTGCAAGGCAAAATGCTCTTTACGGCCAATCCGGCTCAGGGTTGGCTCAAAGAGGATTTTATACAAAAGCCAAAGCCAAATCAGCGATTTATTCAGGCCTTACCCAAAGACAATCCTTACACACCGGAGGAATACTACCAAACCATTAAGGATGCTTACGCACACAAGCCGGAATTGATTGAGGCATACCTTAACGGCTCGTGGGAGGCGTTTGAGGGTGCAAACCAGCAAATTAAGTCCGAATGGCTGCAAGCGGCGAAGGAACGCTCAAGAAGTGGTGTTTATAAGAGATTTTTGGCTTGCGACCCTGCACGATTCGGGGACGATAAGTGTGTCATACTGCTTATGGAAGACGGTGATATAGCGGAAAAGGTGATAATACCATACTGCCGCACGACCGAGATAAGTAATCGTATGGCTCGAATGTCGAAGGCGAACGGCGATATAGTTTGCGTAGTGGAGTCCATAGGTGCAGACATAGGAGCCGGGGTGATAGATGAGCTTATCCAACTTGGAGTGGAGACAATTCAGTACAATCCGGCTGCCGAGGCGAGGGATAGCAAGCATTATTATAATTGCCGGGCTGAGGCGTGGGATTTGGCTGCTAAATGCCTGTCAAGGGGCGTAATGCCTAATTCAAACACAGTTTTATGCCTGACAAATCCCTGCGCCGATATTACCTTAACAAATCAATTATGTGCGCCGACTTATCAATATCGAGGAGAGAAACTTTTGATAGAGAGCAAGGATGAAATCAAAAAGCGTTTAGGATGCAGTCCCGACGAAGGAGATGCTTATGTGGCGGCTTTATGGGCTTGGCCGATGATAGAATCCAACAAAGGTATGAAATTAATGAGCATAATTGATACAATTTCCGAGCTTAACAAGAAATACTTAATGCCGGTTCAGGTTCAAATGTAGGAAAGTAAGATGTCTGATAAAGATATTGCAAGTATTTTTGAGGAATGTTACAAGCAGGCCGAGACTGCTTGGCGGCCCGCGTTGGTGGAGATGAAAAAGGACTTGCGCTTTGTCGAGGGAGACCAGCTTTCGCCGGAGGAGAAGCAGATTCTTAAGAATCAAAGGCGTCAACCGTATGTTTTTAATTTACAAAAAAAGATTATTCGGCTCTTAACCGGCTATGAGCGCAAGACAAGACTTTCGATGATTGTAGGGCCGGAAGGGGGCGATAGAGATGCTGCTTGCTATCAGCATACAAAAGTTTTGATGCACACGATGAATCGAAATTCGTCAAAGGCATATCAGGTATTTTCGGATGCTTTCAAGTTTGGAAGTTTGGTTAGCGGCTGGAATTTAGTTGATTTCTGGCCTAATCACGAAGGCGATATAGATTTTGGACGTCGCCCCTACAATAAGTTTCTCTTAGACCCGAACTTTACGAATCTCGATTTATCCGATTGCCAATATGTGGTATTGGGTGATGCGATAACGAAGGAGCAGGCAAAGAGTTTAGTCAAGCCTGATTTGGCAAAAGAGATAGAGAAGGCGTTTATTAAGGGTTCGGGCGTAGGCGATTACGGTCTTACTAAGTGGCCTTTTATGTCAAAGAAGATAACGCCTTACAAAGATGACTTACGGAGATTTGAGCAGTTTTGGAGGCGGACGACAAAAAAGGGCAAGCTGATGCTCAATAAGCTCAATATGAATTATATTCCCCTAAAATTTATACTTCGACCCTGGATGACTGAGGAACAAAAAAGACAGGTGCTATTTACGATTATGGGGCAACCACAGAATTCGTTAATAGACGGAGAAGTTGCTAGTGTCGAAATGACGGTATTTTATAATGGGGTTCTACTGGAAAGTTATGATGACCCCTATGATATAGGCGATTATCCCTTTGTGCTTATTGCCGGTGATTGGCAGCCCGAGGAGGACGATGCGAGATATAAAATTGCGTCTTTGCTTCGCTCTACAAGAGACCCTCAAAGGGCCGAGAACAGGCGAATGATGCAGATGTTAGATATGGCCGAAAGGCAGATAACGACCGGTTGGAAGGCTTTAGAGGATGCGGTATTGAATCCTGAAGCTCTTTATATGACAGGTCAAGGAGTGCCCTTAATAATTAAAAAAGGCCATACGCTGGACGAAGTAAGTGAGATTTTAGCTAAAGATATTCCTATGGGGTTTATGGGTCTTGAGCAGATTGTAGCTAATAAGGTAATGTCTTTAATGGGTATCAGCGAGGAGACTTTTGGCGCCGGCGAGAAGGATATACCTATGGGTTTATGGGCGATGAGACAGGGAGCCTCGCTAACGATATTCCAAGAACCGTTTGATAATTACCGTAATGCCCGCCGTCAGGCCGGTCGCAAGTTAGTTAAGATGCACCAAGCGGTATTTTCACCACAGGAGGTTCAAAGGATAACAAAAGAGCAGGTTGCGCCCGGGTTTTACGAGGCCGATTTTGAAAAGTATGATTGCACGCTTCAGGAGGGTATATTAACCGATACGCAGCGTCAGATGGCTTACGCCGAGCTTTTACAATTACATAATGCCGGTGCTCCGATCCCTTGGGACTTGATTATCGATCTTGCCCCTATTCAATTATCGCAAAGGCTCAAGCAGGCGATTGCACAGCAGCAGCAGCAGCAGCAGCAATTGCAACAAATAGCACTTCAGACACAACTTAAAGGGGCGGAGGCCGAGGTGGCTGTTGCTACTACAAAAGCACAACAGCAGGCAGCTTATGCCAAAGATGCTCAAGCATCGGCAACTCTCGATATGGTCAAAGCGGTATCCGAAATAGAAAAGATGAAACTTGACAGGGCGAATGCGGT